GAAACTGTAACAGTACATGATTGTGATTTACCACCTATAATGTGTCTATGCCATGCAAGTATTTTTTCATCTTTTAAATATGTAAGTCCAACTAGCTCACCATCATCTCTTACTGCATATAATATTCTGTCTGGTTCTTGTGCATATGCTAAATCAAGAAGACCAGTGCCTGTTACATGATCTGCTAACAAATTAAGATCAGGTGCTACAAAAGCATCATCTGCAAATCTAAACTCAAATGCTCTTACTTTTTGTCTTTGTCTTTGCACAAACAATACAGCATCATCAATTTGTACTGGTAATGTACTGTGTGTGCCATATGTAGTTTGTTGTGTAATATTTACATTATCTGGTTTTAATGGCTCTCCAGTAGGTCTAGCTACTTTAAATTCACCACCTGCTGTTAGAATAATAAGATCTCTAGCTGGTGCTAATGCTCTAATAACATTTACCTTATTAGATGCAATAGTATATATAAATGCGTCAGATGCACTTGCATCATCTACATCAAAATTATCAAACAATCCAGATTGTGATGCAAATATAGTTTGTGGAAATGATGTTGTTCCACCATAAATTAATCGTTGTTCAAAAAAAGTAACAGCTTTTGGAAACCCTGTTGTGTCTGAAAATGTGCCTAGTTGAAAAGCTACTGTTGCATCTGTATTTGCAAATGCTTTTGTTATGGTGCAAACAACAACTGTTGTATTTGTTCTGCCAGTTATGACTGCTTCACCACTATTAAATTTTATAAGTCTACCTACATCTGTAGTTTGAAAACCATCACCGCCATTAATACCAGTAACTGCAGAAGCTGTAATATTAACACTTGTTCCTGTACTTGCTGATGCTGGTGTAAGAGTTGTAGTTGTTGTATTAACATCTAAATATGGACCAGTTGCACCAATTTTGCTGGTTCGTGTGATGGATGTACTATATACATTACATCTGCTGACTGTGCAAATTGTAAATCAAATACCTGTGCTGATGTATATGTAGTAGATATTTCGAATACTTTTGCTGCTGTACCACCTGAACTGTATGTAGTATAGTTTGTTGAATTTACTCCTGACAATTCAAATGTATGTGTTGTTTTATTTGCTACAGTAAATCTTCTGCCATTTACTTCTGTCATGCCTACAACATCATTAATCCAAACATGGTCGCCATCACTATAACCATGTGAAGTTGCTGTTACAACTGCTGGATTTGCTTTTGTAATAGCAGATATAGATTTGTCTGCCTCTGTTATTTGTCCTTGGTCTTTAAAAAATCTCATGTAATTATTTCCAAATTCTATTACATATGCTTGTTCATCATTAAATTCAAAAGGTATAAGTCTTGTAGTATTTGCAGAGTTTTTAACTTCACATATAAATCTAGTGCCACTTCTTCTAGTTGCACCACCTTGTGGAAACACAGTCATGTTCTCTAGTGTTTCTACACCATTGCTATACTTGTCAAGATTAGTCTGTCCAAATAATTTAGGACTAAGTTCACCTGCAGTAAAATTTGTTTGTATTGGATGTGTTCTAGCCATTATCTTCTAAAATCCGTAAATGTATCTGAAACAAGATCATCAATAAACCCTTCTTGTCCATCAATACTACGAGCTTCAGAAAGTTTAAGCTGGTAAAGCCTATACATTTGTTCTTGTACTTTTAGACTATTAGTTACTGGATATGCTAAGTCAGATGCAAGTTTAGTAATTAATGTGTCTACAAATAAAGAATCAAACAGTGTTGTGTCTGTAATCCTTGCAATATAAATTATCTTAGCAGTTTCTTCATCTGTTAACAACACCCTGCCTTGTGTTGAAAAATTTTCTACTTTAAATATATAATCCTCAAATTCCATAGCTAATACTCTTAGACAATAAGGATTTGTAGGTAAAGCATATTGGTAATCATAGCCATATACAGGTGAATCAGAAAGCTGTGTCAAACTTGCTCTTGTTATTGCAAAGTTCCAAGGATGACTTCTTAAACAAGCATCTCTTGCATCTTCGTAAAAAGCATTACATAATCTAGCTCTTTCTGAATCATCTGTTAAGGAAGTAATAGGATCATCTCCTAATCTTCTAAGTGCGTTTGAACATATTGAAACTTCTGTTGCCATAATTCACCTTATAAGAGGGTAGCCGAAACTACCCCCTGTTGTTGTTTTTAGTCTACAACATATGTAACGATTAATGTTACGTCGCCAGCTGCTGCTGTTGCTGCCACGTTAGACATAGTTAAAGCGATTCTTAAAGCTCCACCTGGATCTGATGATAAACCACCATCTTCCCAAGCAAAGTTAGAAACTGCGTTAACATTTCTAGCTTCGAAAGCAACTTCAGCGCCACCTGTTTCTGCAGCTTGTAAAGTTGTTATAGCTGTTGCATAACAATCTTCATCAAGAACAGTACCATTCTCATAATATAGACCTACATTGGCTGCCAAAGTTGGTGAGCCATTGCCGTCTAAATCATCGTTGAATAGCTTGATTGATAATACTTTTGCATTAGATGGGATTTGTACCATCATTAATACATCATCATTATCAATGTCGCCTGTTCCTGCTGCAATCGTTCCACTTGCTACACGCATTCTGCCCTGTAAGCTTCCAGTTTCTAGGACCTCTCTAGGCGATGCATCTAGTGCTGTAATTTCGACTGATTTAGCTGTTGCCATTTTTGATTCCTCCTATTAACTTTCAGTACATTCTATCTCAACAACTTTTTCATCTTCGATACGAGTTGCACCGATAGTCATTGACAAGAATACCTGTGTTGCATAATTTTTGTCTGCTCTTTCGGATATTCTAGTGTTGATATCCTGGCCGACAGCAAGGCCTATACCAGATTGTGCAAATGCTAAAACTAATCTGTTGCTAGATGAGTTAGTATCTAGTCTTTCTGTTCTAATAAAATTGAATCCCATAAATGTATCAATTTCACCTTGAACAAGTGCTTTAACAGAGTTAAAGTCTGCAGATGTAATTTGTGTTATTGCTAACAAATCTGATAGTTGTTTAGATGTAACAACGCAATATCTTGGTTCTTCAGGATCTACACTGTTTGCATCTAAGATTTCTTTTGCTTCGATCAGTTTTGTAACTGATAAACCAGCAGAGCCATGAACAATTTTTTGTCCAGATGGTAATGCTACTGTTGAACCACCAGATACACCACCAAAGGCGTTTCCAGAAGCTGCATCAATAATTGCATCATCCATTGCTCTTCCCATAGCCCATGCACCTGCTTGTGCATATTCAGACTGTGGGCTGATAAGCATCCTTACTTTATCTTCTTGATCAATTAAGTCTGCCCAATCGTAATCATCCATACTTACTTTTCTACGAGAGTGAGGTGTGTCAACTCTTGGAGTATCGCTATGTCTGGATGTTCTTTTTAGCGCAGCAGTTGAGCCAATTCTTTCAAAGAAATGAGATTTTCCGACAACTGTTTCTGTACGGACTGCATCTCTTAGTCTTGAACCTTTTTGCTGTGCCAAATGAAATACATTGCTTTTATACTGTTCTATAAAAGCTGTAGTTATTTGTACTGACATATTTCAGTCCTCCTATAAAAATATATTATCGGTATTTATCCAAATGGGATACCTTATAAAATACGTTTTTATCAAACGGATGTTTAACGCCTATCATGGCCACCCCATCTGTTATCCTTACGGGCAGAACTTTGGTATGTTAATTATAGCACAAGAAAATTAATTTCCATAAACTTTTTCGTGCAATTGTCTCATTCTTTCTACCATTGACTTGTGATCCTTATGTGAAGCATTAAAATATGGATTTTTAGGATCAGTCATAATCTGCTCTATTTCTTGTTTTGCATCTAATGCAGATGCTGCAACAGTATTATTTTGTGTATTTTTAGCCATTTCTTCTGTTACTTCTTGCCCTAATCTAGCAAAAAATTTAATCATAGCTGGATCATTACCTGCTGGTCCATTAAGAACTTCTTTTAGTCCTTCATCACCATATACATCTATAGCTCTCATTGCAGAACGAAGATTCTTATCATACTCAAATCCCCATTCTTGTTTTAAACTTTGTTCTGTTTCTTCTCGTTGCACATTCATTTGTGCTTCTTGCAACTGTCCAGTGCTATCAATTTGATTTACTTGATACTGTAATAAAGCATTTACCTGATCGTTGTTTAGTCCTATCTTATGTGCAACATTTTTAAATTCACCTACTGCAGTTTCATTAAAATGTTGTTTATGACTATCTGGAATAGATAATTCATACTTTGTAGGATCTACAGGTCTGCCTAATTTATTATACAGTTCTGCTTTTTCCTCATCATTTTTAGGTAATGGTATTCTATTACCTATCATTTTTTGTTGATGAACTACTGTCTTTGCTAATGATTCTACATCATTTAGATTTTGCAAAGTTGGTTCATTCTTAAGTTCTTCTGGCAAAGATGATTTCCAATCAGTTTCTGTTTGATTATCACTTATGCCAGATCCTAATACAGATTCAGAATTTTGTTCTGTTTCTGG